GGTGCGGGAACGCGATGGACGAGGGCGACCCGATCGCGCGGACCGACGCCGGCGACTACATCTGCGCGGCGTGCGCGTCGTGAGCGTGTGTGTGAAGGTCACCTACCCCACGGAGAAGTCCGCGAAAACAGCCCTGGTCGGCATCATCATCTCGAACAACCGGGGCCACCCCCACCGCTCGGAGCCTCACCGTGAGCGCCGCGCGTACCGGTGCCCGCTCTGCCACCGCTGGCACCTCACAAGCGAGCGGAAGAACCCCACCTGATGGCCAGGGCTAGGCGCCCACGCGCGAAACTGAGACCCGACGGGACGTGCACGACCTGCGACCTGACCCACGACCCACGCAAATGCGTCGCCCACAACCTGCGGGGTCTGCCGTGCGGGCGGTGGCACATCCGGGGCGGGTTCGTGTGCCAGAAGCACGGCGGGGCCAGCCCGACGACGAAACGCAAAGCCGCGGCGCGCCTCGCCGAAGAGGCGGCCGCCAAGGCCGTAGTGACGTTGGGGCTGCCGATCGACATCTCCCCGACCGACGCCCTCCTGGGTGAGGTCGCCGCCACCGCCGGGCACGTCAAATGGCTGCTGGGGCAGGTCCGTGAGCTGTCCCCGACCGACCTGGCGTGGGGCGTCACCGAGCGGCGGGTCAAGGAGGGCCTCGACAGGGTCGACAACTGGGACCAAGAGGTCACCGGCGACGACACGGGCCGGGTGCGTAAGACCCCCGACGACTGGGGCACCACCACCACACAGAAAGCCGCACCGTCCATCTGGTACGAGCTGTACACCCGCGAACGCGCCCACCTGGTCCGGGTCTGCTCTGAGGCGCTACGGGCCGGGATCGAAGAGCGCAGGGTGCAGCTCGCCGAAACCCAGGGCGCCCTGGTCGCCGAGGCGATCAGGCGGATCCTCGACGACCTGAACCTCTCCCCTGAGCAGCTCTCCCAGGTCGCCAGCATCGTGCCCCGTCACTTGCGCGCCATCGCAGGAGGAGCAGCATGACCACCCGATCAAGATCGTCCCGGTTCTTCGGATCAGGCTCCGTGGTGCTCCGCTCTAGTGACGTACACACGGACGCTGTCGCGACAGTCACGCAGTCTGTGGACGGCTGGCGAGTTGAGTGGGTAGTAGCTAAGCAGAACGGTGTCTACGTTGTCCGCAGCGTTCATTTGGAGCCTGAGACCGATGCAACGCCGCTGGGTGGCATCACCACGAACCTGCTGAGAGAACTCTCGCCGGCGTCGGCATTGGACGTAGCCGCTGAGGTCGCCCCAGAAGAACTCGATGTCACGTTAGCCATTGAGTTCCTGGAGACGTTGGACCGCATGGGCCCGGTCGAGGACGCGAAATCACTCAGGGGCAGGCCGCGCACCTCGGATCGCCGACTGGCGGAGGTGTCCATGCTGTACCTCAAGGAACTGCCGAAGGGCACGGGGATCACGCAGCGGATGGCCACGCGTTTCACCCGCATGGATGGTCACCACGTCGCCCCGAGCATGGTCCGGGACTGGATTCGCAGGGCGCGCGTCGAGGGCTTCCTGTCTGAAGGGCAGATGGGGCGCGCTGGCGCAACGGCAGGTCCACGACTCACAAGGAGGACACGATGAACAGCTTCGAACATTACGACCTTGCCGAACGTCATCTGGAAAGCGCAAGCGACTACTACCAGGCGGACAACCAGCGGTGCTTCGACGAGGAAATCGCGCTGGGTAACCTTCATGCGTTGCTCGCGATAGCCGCAAAGACGCTCCCCCAGGTGGGGTAGTCCGTGACGACGGGGTTCCTTGAAGCTGCGGCCCGCATGTTCGACCCCAGCTGGCGGGCGACCTACCCAACTCCGCTCGACCTTGCCGTACACCTGGATCCACGCACCTTGCGCACTCCAGCCCTGGACCTGATCAACGCAGCACTGGTCGAAGCCGCCACCACTCCCGACTCCCGGCTGATCATCTGCATGAGTCCCCAGGAGGGCAAGTCGACGTTGTGCTCCAAGTGGTTCCCACTATGGCTGCTGCACCGCAACCCCGACGCCCGGATCGCGATCGTGTCATATGAGTCCACCGTGGCCAGGCGTTGGGGCCGGGCCGTGCGCGACCTGATTACCGTCCACGGCAAGGCCCTGTCCCTGCGGATCCGCGACGACCTGTCCGCCCAGCACGAATGGGGACTGACCGGGCGCGAGGGCGGGGTGTACACCGCCGGCGTCGGCGGGGCGATCACCGGGAGGCCCGTGGACGGGGCGCTGATCATCGACGACCCACTGAAGGACCGCGCCGACGCGGACTCCCCAACGATCCGCGGCAACGCCGTCGACTGGTGGACCGACGCCGGCAGTCCCCGCCTGGCGCCGGGGACGCCCGTGGTGCTGGTGAACACCCGCTGGCACCCCGAGGACCTGACCGGGTGGCTCCTCGCTCAGGAGGACGGGCACCGGTGGAAGTTGGTCAGCATCCCCGCCCAGGCCGAAGCATTGGACCCCGCAGACGACCCTCTCGGGCGCCAGCAGGGCGAGTTCATGGCCTCTGCTCGGCGCCGGTCCAAGGAGCAGTGGTTGGCGATCAAGGCTGGGGCGCCGGGCCGGACGTGGGCTGCCCTATATCAGCAGCGGCCGACTCCGGCGGAGGGAGTCGTCTGGCAGGAGTCGTGGATCGCGAACCACCGGGGCCGCACCGGGGACGCCATGCACCGGTGGGCGCGGATCCTGGTCGGTGTCGACCCGGCGGTGACGTCCAAGGCGTCCAGTGACGAGACCGGGATCGTGGTGACCGCGATGGACACCGAGGGTGTCGGCTGGGTGGTCGACGACCGGTCGCTGCGGGGGACGCCGCTGCAGTGGGGCATCGCGGTCTGGCACGCCGTGTTCGACTGGTCCGGGACCGGGGTGGTCGTCGAAGACAACCAGGGTGGCGAGATGGTCCTGACCGTGCTGCAGACCTCCTGGCCCGCCGCAGTCGCCGCGTACCTCAAGCTGCACCCCTCCTGGTCGCCGATGATCGCCCCACCGGTCACCCGGGTCCACGCATCCAGGTCCAAACGGGTCCGTGCCGAGAGTGTGGCCGCCCTGTACGAGGTGGGGCGGGTCAGGCACGCCGCCGACGGCACCGACCGCCTGGCCGCGTTGGAGGACCAGATGACGTCCTGGACCGGCGTGGGTGACTCCCCTGACCGCATCGACGCCGTGGTGCACGCCCTGACCGCCCTCTTCCTTCCGGCGCACGCTGATGCGGGGGTGGGTGCGGCCGCGCAGTCCCAGGCCGCCCGGCGCCGCGGGGCCGGGCGGAGACGCTAGGGCTTCACGCGCGTGCCGAAACCCCCCTTGCTACCGGGTAGCCCGCTACCGTGACCCTTGTGGCGTGCCACACGCCACAAGACGACCACGGAGGCCCCTGTTGCGTACGTTCCTGCACGACCAGTGGTCGGCCCTCTCCCACATCGACGCCCTGCCCGACGGCCATGACTCCGGGCACGGCCGGCCCCTGCTGGTCGCATCCTGGATCGACGACCCCGACGCGCGCCGCCTGACCGCGTACCGGATCCTGTCCGCGTACGCCGACAACGTGCGCCGCTACTACCTGCCCGAGCGGATGTGGGTCCCCGGCGCCGGCCTCGAGGTCGACTCGTTCGGGCGGCTGCCGTCCAGCTCGGAGCCCAGTGAGGCGTCCAAGATCCGCGAGTACGGGCACGCCGGCCTGGTCGTGGACGCGGCCCGGGCCCTGGTGTTGGGTGAGGACCAGACCATCGTCGTTACCGACCCCAACCCGGTCACTGGCACCGATGGCGCCGACGTCGAGTCGGCGGCGACCGCCGCGGTGCGGGACTGGCTGACCGACTGGGCTGTCCGGGAGAAGCTCACCGGCAAGCTGCTCACCGGTGAGGCCGACACGATCACCGACGGCGACGGCGTGTACGTGCTCGGCTGGTCCCCCCGCGCGGGCCGGCCCAAGCTGCGGGTATACGACCCGGGGTTCTACTTCCCCGACCTCCTGGCCGCCGACACCCCGCAGTACGCGGACTGGGACGACGACGACTTCCCGCCCGTGGTGCACCTGGCGTGGGAGACCGCCGCGGCCGACGGGGCCACGACCCTGCGGCGCACCACCTGGCGGATGGCCAAGCTGCCCGTCCCAGTGAAGGCCCCGTGGGGTGGGACCAGGGCTTGGACGTGCGTGATGGACGTCATCCAGATCCGCACAGACCGCCTCCAGCAGGGTTGGACGATCTACAACCTGCCCGCTGATGCTGCCGCGGTCACGGTCGTCCAGGAGCCCACCGACCTGGGTGTGGACTTCATGCCCATCGTGCACGTCCCCAACGACGAGCCGGGCGGGCGGCACTTCGGGCGCTCCACCCTGATGCGAGTCGCGATGATCCTGGATGACCTGATGGGCGCCGACACGGACCTGTCCATCAGCTCCGAGCTGTCCGCGCCGTCCCCGACCGTGGTGATCGGCGCAGGCGCGCCGCGCCC